CTCATGCTTCACTTGTCCATAATTACCAACTACTGTAGGCGGGAATCTTATCCCATGTTCAGCTTTGAATTACTCTAATCTTATAGTGAATTTCCTCTCTAATTCTTCACCAAAACCTCTTATTATCCTTGTTTCAACAGTTTCTGGTGCTCTTATCATTCTTGGCCAAAAATATGATGCAAAGAATCCCTAATTGAATTTAATGTTTGGCATTAGATCAAACCCTGTCTTCTTAATTGCATGTATTTTTGTGATATCAACAATTCTAACCACCTGATCCTCATAAACTCCGTATTCATTCAATCTGTTTTTGCATAATGAGCCAAACAAATCAGATACAGACAGGTCTTGATAACCACTTATTTCCTCTCTATTAACAATTTGTGTCCCATCTTTTAACTTAATCTAATGTTGATAAACATTCTTATTGAGTAATTTAAAATGGTACCACAAATTGTCAGCTAGTTCTTCTGCATCTAAGCACATTAGTAGGCCCTACTGGCATTCTCCTATTTACTTGGCCAACTTGATATCTGTTGTGTATCTCCACCAGCACTTGACATAGTAATTACTATACTCTTAACTTATCAAGGCCATGTCAATTTATGACACAATGCTATAGTCAGCTCTCTATTGCTAGCTTTTGTAAATGAGTGGTATTCTTTAATGCTAGTATGCATTTTTCACCTTCAATATTGTTTCATCTATTATTCTATCATAGCCAAAAGTTTTCCTATCTATGTCTGCCATTTTTCCTCCATTCAACTATGCATTGATGATAACATGCTGTTGTTAGGGGGTGATCACTTGTCCATCAACCAACATATTTTAAAGATAAACATTCCTTCCTATCTTTGTTTCTAATTTGGTATCAAATGCTTTCATCTTCTAATAAGCAATCATATTGTTTTACACTCCTTTCTTTACCAACTCATCTTTAACTCCTATCTCAGGCACATAAATTGCTAATTCCAACCCTTCATTGTCGATTCCATAGACTCTCTCAACACATTTTAGTCCATATATTCCTTATTTTTCCTCATTATATGTCTGCTCTACTCTGTAAGCATCTCTCAATGACCATAGCTTTGCCTAGCCCCATGTGCTATCATCTTTCAATGTATAGGTCAGTGTGGTGTTCTTGATGGTTGCTGACTTTGATTGGTAATTTAATAATTACATGGCATTCTCCTAGTATCTTTCCACTGTTCCATTCACTCCCATGTCTAAATAGTAAGCATTGATATCACACATAGAAGCCTGCATCAAGTTGGGAATCTCTTATGAAGTGATGTCATTATGGGTCCTCTGTCCTATAGCAAAAACTTTATCAGAACCTCTGAGCATGCCAATTGGTCTGTAGTCAGATGAATAGGTGGAGTTCACCATCACCCAATATATCACAGATGAGTAATTCAAGTCCATGTGGTTCA